TGGCATCTCACTTTTTAATACTTCGAGTACATGTGCCATCTCCTTTTCATCTAAATCAGTTTCATGTAAATCCATTAACTTAAAGTTAGTTTCAACACGATCCCATTCAGTAATGATCTTAGGAAAGATTTTCTTATCGTTCATCTTCTCTTCACAAATGTTATAAACATAATCAAGAGTCATTCCTGGTTTATCTACAAGGTCTGGAAATTGAGATAAGATTGTTTTTATTCCTAATCCTTTTACTCCGGCTAAGTTATCTGAATTATCACCTAAAAGTGCTTTTACTATATTATAATTTTCAGGTAGAACTTGAAGTTCTTCTTTTATATTACTTTTTGTGAAAGTTTTCTTTTTAATAGGTGCGTACACCTCAACATGTTCATCAACTAGCTGTAAAAAGTCTTTATCTGAAGATACTATGGTTAGTTTCTTTTTAGACTTAGAAGCAGTTTTAGCTAAATACGCTATAATATCATCCGCTTCTAACTTCTCCATCATAAGCTGCTGGACTGGAAGGCATTCTAAATAGTCTTGAGTTCTAAATAACTGTCCAATTAATGCTTCAGTTTCTTCAGCTTTAGTGTCATACAGGCCCCAGTGAGTTATTCTTGAAGTAGCTCTCTGTGCTTTATAGTTCGGATCTATATTCTTTCTATTTGCTGATCCTCCTTTACCGTCCCATACAATTATAACTCTTGTTGGATCAAAAGTTCTTGTAACAAACCCCAGTGATCGCAAGAAGCCTACCAGGCCGCCAACATGGTGACCTGATGGGTTCATTGCTTTGAGCAGTGAGAAGCTACGAATTAACATATTCATAGCATCTATGACCAAGATATGGTCATTCAGCTCTCGGGGTGGGGTGGGTTTGAGATTTTCTAAAATGTTATTATAGTTCCCCATTAATCAAGAATACCAGTTGTTATTTTTTCTTCTTCCATATCTCCTTCTTCAATGAGATCAAAGTCGATACTTCCAACTAATTTTAACCAGTGTTCTTTGTGGGCATCTCTATACTTGTCAATAGCCTTTTTATCGTCTGGAATGAATCCATGTGCTGTCATTACAACTTTTCCTCTAGATTGAACTCCTCCAATATGGTTCTTTTCAATCTGGATATTGGTTCTTTTAGCAAACTCGACTTGAAGACCGTCTTTTACAGCTTTAATTTTAGAGGTTCCAGGGTTTGTGATGTTACCAAAAGTAACTACTAATGTAGCATCATACCACATAGACATTCCTCCTTTGTTCTGTAGTTTAGGCTGACCCATAGGGTGTTCAGGCTTCTGTGTCCATACCTTATTGATAGCTACTAGAGTATTTGTATAAGGTGAGTTCTCTTTTCTTGATAAAAGAATCTTTTGATTCAAGTTATTACCAAATTGAGTAGACATCGCCCCTGCATTCCATTCATTATTGTTCTTATTAGAACGTACTGATAGATCACAAGGAATAGATCCGATTGAATCCCAGAAGAAACACATATCGAATGGTAAGTTACCTTTAGACTGCTCATCCATTAAGTCAGCCATATAGACTGCTACCTCTTCGATAGTATTTAATGTACCTCTATCAGCATATAGGAAGTGTCCTTCGTAATCCGTTACATTTCCGTCGGCATCTTTAACTTCTTCAAACTGTAATCCCATTTCTTTAGCATGGTCCCAAGACCATTTCATCTCCGATATGATAAAAACTGGCAGTATGCCCAATTTCTGGGCATTGACTGCAGCTTCTAGTAAGGCAGTTGTTTTGCCTGTATCACTATGTCCGCGAAGGAGTGTGATATGTCCGGTAGGAATACCGGGGAGGGAGGTGATATCTTGGTATGCTTGAGAAAGAGGTATCCATTCTTGTTGTTTGAACTTAACCGAGGCTTCAGAAAAACCTTTCTTCTTCTTAAAATTGCCAAGGTTGAAATTCTTCTTGACTGCCGCAGATGCGGCCTCTTGTACTTCTTTCTTCTTAGCCATAAATATTACTCGTTAAATAGATCGTCAAATTTACTAACTGTATCTTGTTTTCCTACAGTTGCTGCTTCAGTAGTAAACGCAGCAGGTACTTTCTCTTGTCCTAAACTTGCAGGTAAAGAAGTATCGATGTTTGAGTTTGTTGAGGCAGCAGGAGCTGCTTCAGCTACAGAAGATGGATCTAAATAACCTTGTAATTGTTTCTTAATGAAAGCGTAATCGTATTCATTATGAACTTCTTTAGGGTCTGGTTGTTCTTTCAACCACTTATCCAATAACGCACTATCTTCTGTTAAACCTGAAGAGTTACGTTTAGGTCTTAATGAGGTTTCTGGGTAAGGATTACCTGCAGTCATAGTAACTGTAAGGTCTGTACCGTTAACTGGGTCTGTAATATCTCCGTAATCTTCGTCAGAAATAACAGCTAGTAAGGCTTTGTAGATAGTAATACCAAATCCCCATAATCTAACTCCTTTTTCTTCTTCTCCTCTTACAACTACAGGAGCAAAAATACGAGTTTTAGGATTCAACTTACCTGCTAATGACCAGTTGTCTTTATCAGAAGTCTTTTTTAGTTCGGCTACGAACTCCTCGATTGGATCTTGTTTACCAAAGTTTGATAAAGCTACCATCGGGTACTTTCCAACTCCATAATGGAATTTCATTTCCGTAAACGGCATGGAAGGATCATAAGTAGAAGGAACTAAACGTACAGTCTGTTCTCCTAATTGCGGTTTCCAAAAAATAGTAGAATAGTCAATTTTTTCTCTCTCTTGACCATTAGAGCTCAAAGCATCTAGCTTTGCTTGAATTGCACTCAAATCCATAATAATAACATTTTAATTATAACTTATTTATTCAATATAAGAAATTAATCTTATTTTTCCAACTCTATTATCTGAAATAGTTTGGTATTGATTCTTTTTAGTTCTGGGCCTTTAGTTAAAAGTATGCAGTTTCTGTAATCTGCCCAGTTGACTCTATAGCTAGGGTCAGGTACGCCTCCGTTAAGTTCCTTAATCAAGGTATTCAAAGCGTTAATCGTATAAAGTGTATTCGATTCTTTTTTTCTATGTACCAGGATGGTATTATCTAAAAACGTTCCTACGTTTCCAAAATCAACATTATATGTACAGATGTATTCGTCTTGGCTTTTTGAATATAGGACAAATATTTTGCTGTAAATAATCTTGTATCTTTCCTGTATTGTATCAAGTACTCCTGCCAAAGTGTCTTCAGTGGCAAATGTACAAAACAGTTTGTTACTCATATCTTCATTTAAATAAATTGGCTCGATATCATAATCGAACAGTGGACTTACAACATTTTGTGTCATATATAAATATTAAACTGTTTTATAAAACTAGGTCTTTACTAAATTTAAATTTTACCGGATATTTTTTACCCGATTCCATCAATCTCTGTACTTCTTCTAAGGTTTCTCTTCCATCCTCTTTGTGGAAGTCAAAAAGTATAGCATCATATGTGTACAATACTATCTTAGTTTTTTTATCTTTTAGGTACCTTAGTACATCCTTTAAGATAAGTATATTTCTTGCGGTTTCCAACGATTGCATCATATAGTTCATTAATTTCGCTGGATGCATCTCTTTTAACTCTTTAGTGAAGGGTTTATCCGAGATTGGATTGTAGACTACTCCGTTATCGTTGTAGAAGTTCCACATATCGTCAATATATTTCTGTATTTTTTGAAATATCTCTAAATTACGGTGTTGTTCAGGTATTTTTCCATAAATTGCCTGAAAATTAATCTGTTTTGCCTCTAAATACTGTTCTTCAGTAATATCTTCTGTACCGAAGTAGTGTTTGGCAAGCTGTTTGTGTGCTGATTCGTCTGTTAAAGGGTAATCAATCTGATCGCTAAGTAAACGAAGGTGGTAACCATCAAAATCGAATTCAACAAAGAAATCACCGGTCGGGTGGAAGCAAGCTCTGTGCTCTGTATCTTTAGGGATAGCAGCGAAATTAACAGAATTAAAAGCATTAGTAGGTCTAGATGTAGCATTGTAAAGGTTGTATTGGGTTAGAACTATATTATTTTGAATATTATATTTAGGATCTCTAGGGGTGAATAATCTTACAAAGTTTTCATAGTATATTCCTAAACCTTGCTGCTCTAATAAGAAAAATACGTTAGTAGCTGTCGTATTATAAAATTCAAAACCTTTTGGTATGGTGTATTCCAGTACATGAGCTACTTGTCCAAATATTTTCTCACATGATTCATGTAATTTAGATATAGGAATTAACTGGTTTATGTTTTCAAAGTCTTTAAATTTGTTGTAGAAGTAATTTAAAGTACTGTTCTCTTTTGTATACTCTAGTCTATCAAACTTTACCATTGAGTACAGTAACGATAGATCTATGGCACCTTGTAGATTAAAGTGGTAGAGTAGGTTTTTCTTGTCTAATGTGTAGAGTGTTGAAGCTTGTGAAAGAAGTCCGTAGACACGTTCTTTTGTTACGTTGATTCCTTCATCGTGATTTATAGGAATAATGAATCCTTGTTCACTACCTACTATTCGGATATATACGGCAATTGTAGAGGTAAGTTTAGGGTGGTATAAGTCATTTGAGGATACTACATCCACATAACAACCTAATTTTACTAAACCCTCTAAATGAACTAATTTAGATTCTTCTTCAACTATATAAAACATTTTTACAATAACCTTTTATATAATATAAGAAGAATATTTTATTCTACAAACTCTTTATAGTCTGTAATGTAATCCTTTAGTCCGGGTAGTAGGTTATTAAATCCTTCTACTGTTTTTTTATTTTTAGATTCAGCTCCTTCATATAGGTACTTACCTTTTAAAACTGTTTCTGCTGGGCCTTTGATTACCCATTCTAACTCTACTCCTTTAATGTAAGTTTTCGTAGTATATTTGTAATAGGATTCACTAAGTACTTCTATGGTACGTTTATTTCTTGTGTCTTGAATATAATATCTTTTAAAAGTCTTTTTAGTTCTATCTAATGTGGATTCATCAACTCTTTCCGGTATAAATTTTAAAGTTGGTTTACTGTTAGCGTCTTTATCTATTCTAGTAAGTACTTGATTACTATCACTAGGGTTTTTCCCAGTTAGTACATCTTGAGTATAGATTTCAAAACACCAACCGATGTACGGTTTTCCATCAGGAAGTAAAAACTCTTCACCTCTTGTGTACTTTGGTTCTTTGTATTTAGACTTTGGTAGGTACATTAAGCTGGATTACCTGGGTTGTTAGTTAAAAATAATTGTTTTTCTCTCGCTCTTCTTTTTGTTAATCCTGGTAGTACTTTTCCACCTGCTTTATTCCAAGCTAGGAATTGATCTGCTGCTGCAAGATAATCTTTAGCGTTGATTTTCTTCCTCAATGTACTACTCTGTAAGTTACCTGGTCCTAAGTTGTAAGTGAATGATACCAAAGCGTCAAATTCTTGCTGTGTAACATCTACTTTTACATAAGTTTTGACATAGTCTTCAAATCTTTTAATATCTGATTTAAGGTATGATTCTGCCTGAGCTGGGGTGATTGTTGTACCTAGGTAGATTGGTTGGCCATTGATTCTTGTAGTTCCATACCCTATTGAAATAGGTTGATTTCCAGAACCTGGATCTCTATACGCGTTTAGTTCTAAT